TTTGCTATTGCCCTTATATTATCGAGTACATGATCACAGCATTTCCAGATAAGCCAACTGCAATCTCCATCTTTTTCAGCATTCATTACTTGTGTTATTATAGATATATTTTCATCTGGTAATCTTTCGGCAATTGAATCCCATTTAGTAGAGTCAATCCACCTTTTAAATCTTGGCTGATAATATCTGACTTCTTCATTTTTTACTTTCATGTATTCTCCTAAGTTACATACTCCATTTCTCACCGTATTCAGATACTCTTTGCATCTTTGATACACTTTCGGATCGAACTCTTTCCGCTCGTGCTCGTACGCACTGTATTCCGCAGGATCGCATCCGGCAATCTGTGCCATCTTAAACATGGACACTTTCGCATCTCTTCTGAGTGCTGCAATGTAGCCTGCATACATCCCTTTGTCTCCGTTGGCTGACTGTATTCTTTCCATTTCCTGAATATCTTTCGATGCAGATGCTTCCATTATTTGCTTTATATCACATTCTTCGTTGTGGCAACCATAAAGGCAACCGTGTATGTCATTCCTGCCATCAAAAAAGCCTACCACATATTTCGTGGGTTCCTTGCAGTCATTACATTTTGCATTTATAACCATCTCACTTCACCTCCTAAGTTAGTCCATCTATAATTGCTGCAAATACGCATCCAATCCATAAACTTATTGCTGTGCATAGGCTATTCCATATGATTCCAGTTCCCAATAAATAGCCTAATATAACATTGCAATAAGAAGCATCAACAATGTTGCTTTTTTGATCCGTTTTCCTTTTCTAAATTTTTTTATTTCTTGTTTTAACAACGTTCCCAATTCTTCACATCGTTTTCTAAATACATACCATGCGAATTGCAAGCTATCTCTTACAACGCACTGATAGAGAATTTTTTCCGGATCAGAAAGCGATTCATAGAATCCCTTATCTGTTTCTTCTATGTATTCATGAAGCATCTCAATGTCCGTCTTCACTTCTCTGGTCTCCTCCTACTGCATAGGTCTTACTTCAACGCCGTTTACCTCCGCAGGCCCCTGCAAATCAATGACTAACTGCTGCCTTCCGTCGATCTCCCTTACCTTTATGAGATCTGTTCGTCCGGCATTGACTCTGATAACCGTATCCTGTGTTTTCACCTCAAAATTGCGACCACTGTAAATATTATTCAGGAGCAGTTTTGTATCTCTCCCGATGATTTCATCAAAGCACTGGTCAAATATCTCCATTTTGTCATTGGACACACCACTACTGGCGAAAACAGTCTTTACTTCCTCGCCGCCCAGCGCCATCGGTTCCTCATTGTCCTCCTGTTTCTGTACGGTCTTAGTCAACTTCTCGTGAATGTTTTTAACGCTTTCCACTGAGCAGTCATCACCCAGCACTTCCTCCACTAATGCCTGAAAGGCTTCTTTTTGGCATTCCGCAGACAGAGGCAACTTGCATCCAAGCATCTTATTAATAAATTCTTCCTTCAGTTCTTTGGCATCTTTGGAATAATACAGAGTGCTGTGAATGTCCGCACTGCGATCGTTGAACGCTGGAAACAGGAACGCAGTATCCGGCATCCCTACCACCCAGTCACGGAGACGATTCTGGAAGGTATTTTCCTTTGCGTTATAGCTTAATCCTGTTTGCGACAGATCTACAGGACAAATGCAGGCAAGGATATAGTCATAGACTTCGTCGGAAGCATCCTCCATCTCGATACCGTCCCGGGTACGCCCCGGTATATCATAGGCATCATGAATCAGCAGAATCAGGTAGTTTCCCACATACTCATAGGATTTGATGATGCGATCATAGAACTGCTCCAGTAGGACATCATCTCTTAATTTGCTGTCCCTCAAGTGTAGAAAGAACTCCTGCTGCCCGCCTTCATTTCTACTCTTTTCCGAAAATTCCAGATTCAGCAGATTCTTTCCTAAAGTGCCGGACAGACTTTTACGCAGAATCTCAAAATATTTGTACAGTTCATCCTCCGGTAATGCCAGAAACGCTTGGTTCCATTCTGTCTTTTTATTCTCACCACACTCCACATAGCATCCGCAGATCCGTGTGATGGAGCAGTTTCCCGGTGTGAAAAGCTTTTTTATTTCACTGATTTCCTGTTTTCTCATGTTATTTCCTCTCTTTCTTAATTGTCAGTAATTTTGTTACCATCCTATAATGCAATATCCCGGCATCAGCCCATATTCCGGCACATTCCGAAGCACATACCGGATCCGACGTACCTCTGTCCGGCCGGTATATTCCCCGTTTTCCCATTCCATCAGAATCAGTACATCTCCCGGCTGTACGTTGTCTTCGTCTTTTCTCAATTCGAAGTTTTTTTCTTCTTTTCGGACTGCTCGGAAGTACTTCGGAAGAATCTTTTTTTCAATGCTTTTCAATGCGCTTTTTCCTCCTATGCTTCTGTGCTCTGGTTATAGCCCTCCTGTGTGCGTTTTTCTTTTATAGATTCAACTTTCGGATCCTGCCGCTCTATTTTCATTGTTAGCAGATCTCCGTAAGAAAAACACCTTCGAAAGCCAGTCTTCCGGTCTCTGGTCAAAACAGTTCTCTTATATACCTCCACCACTTCATATTCCCTGGGAACTGTTCCTCTTCCGACATCTCCGTCATTTTCCATTGCTTTTATGATGTCTCCTTTATGTACATTCTGGATTGTAGGCGCCGATCCCAACAGAACATTTTCATCCCATTCTTTATATTCCCGCATTATCTTATCCTTTCCGGACGGCTGCTGCCTCTTGGCCTCAGCGGCCGCCCCGTGGCTATGTTTACAGTGATTGTGAGTACACTCCAAAAGGTCTATTCTTCTATTACACCGTCCAGATTCTTCCGGACAGATTTGTAATATGCGTTGTTATTTCCACTTGTTATAGGTCAGGGCATCCTCGCTCCAGTCCGGATAATGGTCCTGCAAATACGCTCGGAAGAGTTGCAGCATCTCCTCCCGTCTGCCCTTGTTTCCGTTATCCAGCATCTCATGGTGACTCTGGCAGCCCAATGCACCATTCTGCGGGATCCCGAGACCACCCTGGGAGCGCGGTATGTAGTGCATGATGCTCTGCAGCTGCTGTCCGTACCAGGTGACGTCCTCCATGTGATATCCCATACGGCAAAAGATGCACTGGTACAGATCCCGCTCCTTGATGTTCTGACGAGAGGCGGCATTAAACTCCCTCGCTCTCGCCTGTTTCGACATCTTCGGCATCCTGTCCGCCCCCTTTGCTGAGTTCTTCCAGACGGTCCAGATAACCAGCGATATCGGACAGCTGCTGTCTGGCGGCGCTGATCAGATCCATCTCGACATATCGTACCAGGTTCTCCACGCTGCCGCGGATGGACTGACGATAAGCTGTCCTTTGGTCAGCGGTGTCCGGACAGTATTGCGGAAAGTCCTTTTCAATGTCAGTCTGCCCCGGTACCTGTTCTTCCGTGACTATGGCTTCGGTATTCTGATGATCTGTAGCAAAATCCTTATTAGCCGTGTCGGGATCCCCGCAAACCGTGTCATTTACCTGTGTTTCCAGTTCATTCTGTGCCGGATCCGGTGCGGCTCCCGGGATGGTCATCTGCTCAGGCTTCTTTTCCGGTTCCTTGGGCTTTTTCTTTTCGGTGTTTGCCTTGGTCACACGGGATTCCTTACGCTTTTCCGGTTTCTTCTCTTTCGGGGTCTCATCCGGTTGCACCGGTGCAACTTCCGGTTCTTCTACCACGGTCAGTTCCTCACCGTAGAGATCCTTATACCGCTCCTCAGGACTGCTGCCTCCATCTATGAGAGACCGGACTGCATCACAGATCTGATCCTCTGTGTATTTGCTCCGCTCCAGCGTTTTCAAATTCACGATGGTAGCTCCATCAGAATTAACAATGATCTGCGTGCGGCGCTCTCCCTGGATCCGTACAGTGTATACGGCATCCCCCTGCGGGATCAGTGTATCCATGATTTCTGCATTATTTCTGTTACCAAATGCAGTATGTAAAAAGCATACCATCCACAATTTTCGGAAGAGATCTTCCTGTTCTTTCCCAAGCTGCCAGAAGTTTCTGTACAGCGGGGAGCCCTCCGGCGGAAGCATAGGCTTGTCCGTGACGGCTGCTGCCTCCGCCCGCTCGATCTCTACCTCAATATCCGTGACCTTGCTCTCTGCATCCACCTCGTCCTTTATGTCCTGAATCTCTGCCTTGGACAGCGTAGGCGGAAGCGCCTCGTTGATCTCGTCCGGGATCTGCAGCATCAAGGTAAGCTTTGCATATCCAAATCCCTTGTAGCTCGGGAGCAGATGATCAGAGTAGCCATCCTCCGAAAATCTGTCATTGATGCTGATAAAGCGGCTTACCTGCGTCTTATCTATGCCATACTCAGCCCTGGCAAAATCTGTCACAGTTGCATAGCCGCTCTCTGCCAGTACATTTGTGTCTCTGGCCACCTTGAGCAGATAGCCGATCTGTACAAAGTCCTCTGCCGTCCGGGTGAGGACTGCATCCAGCTCCTTCTTATATTCCTGATATGTTTTTGTGTATTCCATTAATTCCATCAGATCACCTCCATAAAGTCACTCTCCAGAGCATCCGCAAGCAGTGCCCCCTGCAGGCTCCCGTGCAATATTATCTTTTTCTCTTCCCGCAGTTTCTTATAACCTTCCCTGCGGGCCTTGTCGCTCTTCGCTGCCAGCTTCTTATCCTCTTCGGATAGATTTTTCTTCACCCACTGCTGCCACTCCTGCAGAAACGGCATTGCATCGTCCAGATCCCTATATGCCTCATTCAGTACGGACTTTTTCTGCCGGATGTTTCCTCCCGGCTCAATCTCCACCGTGTACCAGGGAGTATCCGGTTCTGCGCTGTGCCGGAGGAAGAGCAGATAGGTTTCTCTGATGTTGATCCTCTGGAAGTAAATATCACAGGTGTGGATGCAGTGTTTTAACACGATTCCCTCCCGGTAGATATCATCGATACTTCTGGGTGCCACGATGCAGTAAGTGCCGTTATCATACTCGTATTTCTTCAATTCTCCGGATTCCATGAGCTCCTGTGCCCGCGGGAAATCTATTTTCTTTTTTGCAATTTCCTCTGAGGAATCCAGCATGGATATCTTGGCCACCAGTTCGTTATGTGCAATGGCAAGGTCTTTCGGTTTCAGCAGGAGTTCCCTGCTACAGTCCATCTTTAGTTTGGCCATCATGTTCACGTAGTCGTTCCAGTCTCTCCATACTGCCGTTTTTAATTCGCGGCCTCTTAACGATCTCAGCCCTGCCTGTTTGTTCAGGTAGTTACATATTTTTTCAATGGTCAGATATTTTCTGATCGTGGATCCTTCCAGTTCTTTCGGGCTGATGTCTGCTTCGGATAGCGTCTTTATATCGCAGTCACGCAGTATTGTATTCATCTGCTTTTCTTTCTGCAGCCAGATAAGCATTTCCATGTTGCCATCCATGTTTTTCAAGCGCTTCATCCGGGCGTTATCTATTTTAAGTATCTTTGCAAGTCCGCCGGACGCTTTATTGTCCAGTATTTCATCCAGCTGTAACCAACTGTCGTTTGCCATATCCTTTGCCAGCCTGTACAGGCCCGCCTTGTAAGCCATCTCAATGGCAGGATAACGGTGCTCCTGTCTCAGGAAATACCTTAGGCCTGCCTCCGTATAGCCATGCTTCACAGCAATCGGATATGCTGTATGATATTTCTTAAATATCTGTCTAAAGTTTTTCCGATACATGATTTCGCGGTATTTTCCAATCCATGCATCCCGGTCCAGTGCCCAGCGCATTCCCCTCCTGCGGTAATCCGTGTAGATGTATGTCCCCCACCCCTTTTCTGTAACAATGGTCCTACGATACTCACGGATACCATAATCAGATCTGTTGACAGCCCAGTCATCCTTGTAGTCATATCTGTACACCGCAAAATCTCTCTGTACCAGCCCCTCTTTGTATCTCTGGATGCAGGACACCTCATATTCCCCTGTACAAAGACATTGCGTTTTCTTTGCCCGGGATATGTACATGACCTTTTTTCTGCATACTGGGCATCTTCCTTCTGCGTTATGCTTCGGTTTTCCCGGCAGTTTTACCTTGCCAATACAGGACGTGCAGTATCCTTCTGTTGAGCGTGCCGATCTATAAAAGATATAATTTTTCCCATCAAAGCCGTTGCGGTGCCACCAGTCTTTGAATCCCTTCGGAGGGTCTTTTATCGGCTCCATATCCTTATCCCACTGATCCGTCAATTTCTTTATTTTCTTATCCTCATTACGTTTTTTACAGCCTTCCTGCCACTTGCAAATACCTACAAATCCTTTTTCTTTTGTTCCAAGGAGCTTCTGTATCTGTCTGCTGCCTTCCGAAGAAATATATACATACTCATCCCAGGCATGTTTGTACCAACTGTATTTTTCCAGATTGTACCCATATGCCTCCCGCCATTTATAAGATCCGTCCTTCTGCCTCTCTCTTGTGATATACTCATCGCCTTCGTAGTTGATGTAAATATCCCACTTCGGTGTATACACTTTTTTTCCGATATCTTCCCGGGTGCAGATAGATACTTTCAGATATCCTCCCAGCTGTTGGCATCTGGCCGCAAGATGGTACTTTTCCCCGTTGATCTTTCCACTGTAATTTCTCTTCGTCCCCGGCTCCTGCAATGCCCGGATCATGGCCGGAGTGGCATTCAGTGTCCTCAGCTTCTCCAGTTCACTTTTTCTCATTTACCCGCCTCCCTTTTGCGTCATAATACACATCCGGCAGGATCTTTATCCCGTCTACCTTAAAAGCACCGATTTCCACGATGTCCCCGTCGCCGTCGTCCCTGACAATGTAAAGGTTATCCCCTGCTTTCCCACGGGCTCTCGGATTTTTTCCCCGGACGATAACATTTCCATTTCTGTATGCCTCCCCGCTCTCCACCATTACGGCTGCTGCCAGTTCTGATTTCGGATGTTTTGACATCCACAGCACTCCCAAACGATACAGGTCATCTATCGTAAGTTCCTTTACCAACATGATTTCCGGCGCTGCAATCCTGCTGCCGATCCCGTCCTCGTCTATATTTCCCCGCAGTTCCACAGCAAAATATCTGTCACCCTCACCGGAATACCATCTCAATACTTCCAGAGGATTGTCTGTCGCATGGAAGCCGGTATCAGCACATCTCGCCTCCTGCTCGCTGTACCATTTCCCAGGTTCGTAATAGAACACACCTTTTCCCATCGTACAGTTCAGGTCTTTATGAAATCCTTTATATGCACGCATTTCACACCTGCTTTCCCAGATAGTAGTCCAGTATGATCCTTTTCAGATC